GGGAGGACTACATCGCCGGGGAGGAGCTTGCTAAAACTCCTCGGCTTCAATGTATACGTATCGAAGTATCCTCCATCCCAACCCCTCCGCAACACCTCGCGATTCTGGCGAAGCTGGTAAGAGCCAATTAAATGGCCATCACCAAATCCGTCCGGACCGCGAAGTATCAGGGGGGGGTGCAAAAAGGTTTCAACAAGCGCTGCGAGCTCTCGCTCGCAGTGCCTGACAAACCAGTTATGCATTGAGAAGAGGATACGGTCACTTATCTGTGTCTTGAGATAAAATGGCCGAATATCAAAACCATGGAAGTAATCAGCGCCGCAAGACTCACGAAAGGAGCCCGTACAAAACGATTTCTCAGTATTAATTGAGAAACCGCAAAATGCGAGTACCTCCTTAAGTAGGTCGAACGTTTTCACGGGGACGATTAAATCGTCCCCGTAGACGCTGACTTCCGGCACAACCTGCAACTCCTCACATACGGCGAAGCAAAGTCCATAGAAAATCGTGGACTCAAGCTCGAACGTATAGCCATTTCCCATGCTACTGAATTTCTCCAGTCGCAATGGGCGTCCGTCAGATGAGTCACTTTTTAGGGCCTCCGAAACTCTCGGAGGCACCGTGACTTCAGACGAACGAAGCTGGTCCAAAAGATCGAACCAGTCAAATGGGAGTAACGAGGCTACGACTTCAATCGCCAAACAGTCAGACGCCATAGATAGGTCAACGGTTGCAACTTCACCGGTGACGCTACCTAAAGCGGCAAGCCGCTGGTTTATGGATTGGTCGTAGAGGTTAATGCCAGAACGCGAAAGCCGAGTCTTCATATAGGAGCCAACCCCCTTCTGGAAAAAACTGTTCAGAAGGGGCTCAACGACTATACTTCGGTCGGTCTTTGCGTTCTTTGGTACAAACACAACCTTACCCGGGGCCACAGCTACATGCGAAGTGTAAGAGTCTTCCGACTCAGACACGGCATGGAGGGCAACCCAATGGGGGACTTCGTCAAGAAATCTCCCGACAGTAGGGGTTAAGTTTGAACTACACTCTAATGCCACACTCAACTTAGCCCTTGGGCAAGCGAGTGCGCCTTTAACGTTGGTGTTTGCTCCAGGTCCGAATTCGAACTGAAAACGGTCTAGGGACGGCACCACGCCTAAAATGTCAGCAATTTTACGCTGCGCTCGGTGCAATACCGAGGTAACGCGTGACCGGTCCGAAAAACGGGCGGGGTCACGGTGCAACATCTTAAAACGGTGGTTAGTCTCTAAACACATTCGTTCGGACAGCACAAATCGATCGCATGCTACTTGTTCCCTATCAAATCCCAGGTCCAGAGAATCAAATTTCTGGTAAAACCCTAAGATCTGACGGGCATAGAGCACGTCATTGACGTGACTATCGTATTTCTGATAGTCAATCTCGAAATTCACAAGGGAGAGGTAATTTTTATCCCTCACAAGCTGTATTAACTCAGCCGTGAGGGGTCCTCCCCCGAGTGAAGCGCATTTTTCTGAGAGCTGTCCCGCTAATAACAGAGACACCGGGGTAATTCGCGGCTTAATCCAGTCCATACGTTTCTCCTTTATTGAAAACGAACCCACAAAGATGGGTTAGAGGATAAGCGACTAGGAAAATCCTAGTTTGGCTTAATGACGCGAATCAGGGCTTGTGTCACCGGCAACACACTGTTAACAAAGGCATTACCCGCAGCTGTATTCGCGAGTATCCCTGTTGCAGTAGTAGCCGATGCGCCTTGTAAAATGCCAAGAGCCATCTTCAGCGCGTCGGCCCGATTCTGGGTGGTTGACCTGCGATCACTGAACATCGTGAAAATGCAGGTCGTTACATAAGCCACCTTTGGCGGAGCGACGTAGCCAGCGGATGTGCCTGAGGCACCCAGGGTCTCCAGTACGGGGACTTCCAACTTAACCGTCATTTTACTACCACCGTTCTTCGTGGTTTCAGAACTCAGCGTGAGCCGAACCTGACCTTCCAGAGGAACGTTTGCTACACTGGCGCGCCACAAAGGATTGGGCGTATCAGTGATAGGAACCAGTGTAAACTCAACTGGGGTAGTTACGGTGTCGTCTTTGACAAGAATATTGTCCATTGCTGCCATGATAGGCTCCTTTGCTAATCGCCCGAGCAGGATGCGCGGGTCGAATTCGCATGAAAGTTAATGATACAGTTTATTTCATTACTGCCACGTGAAGCAATGCAAGTGCATTCTTGAGGTGACCGAGGCTTAACGCCTTGGAAAGGTCATTGAACTCAGGATAAGGCACAGACAATGAAGTGGACACACTGCGACTATAATAAGTTGTAAAGCAGGCACCAGAGGCACCAACAAAAGCTATATTATAAGGGCTAGGTGTACTACATTTCCATTGATACTGGTTAGTTCGCTTCTGTTGAATCAGGAAGCGACCAGTTAATTTCGGAATAGTAGCGAGGTTATCCAAATAGGTGCCGATCGGTATAAACCAATCAACAACAAAAGAGAAAGGAACAACCTCCCACAATATGGGACGAGGGTCAGCAAGACCTAAGGTACGAGGAAGCGACAAAATTTCCGTCGCTTCGTACACGATACGCTTACGGGAATAAACTACCCCGTAATAGTTAGTCGTGCTATTCCAATTCGCAGCAGAGAATTCGTTGCGAATTGTATGTGAAACAATATACCGTTTCACTCTAGCCTTAGCCGTAATCGCTGCATAAGCGTTAGTAGCCTCGTAGACGTCCTGTAATAAGGGACGCCACCCATACTGTATCTCAAGCCACATCTTCGACACGTCATCAGACGTGAGAGGACCTGGCCGAGTCACATGAACCTTACGCTTGTCATCCCAAACCGTAACTTGACCCCTTCGGGTCGTACGATGAAGGTGACGAGGTTCAGGCGTGACACCCAGGTGCCGAAGAGCGAGGTCAATTCGACCACGTTTCAAACTCTTAATAGCACCTGTGAACCGAGTCAGCGTCATAGCGAC